ACCTAGGCAACACCGATGACCCGCAAGTGGAAGTGACGCACCCTTACGAAAAGATGATCGACCAACATCTAGAGGCATATCTTTTTGACGGGAAAATAGCCGAGCTTCACAAGGATGAGGCCGTGCGGTTCTTGGTTAAGATGAAAGAGATGTACGAGTACGCAGAGAAAAGGGCGATAGAGTTGGGTTTATATAGCGCATAAAAGTGTAGGGATGCAACATATAATGCGCATTAAAGTGTTTTATGTATCATATAATATACAAAGCAACATTTAAGGCGCATTTTAATAGGAGAAATAAATGAGTATTGATAACATTACACCAGAGCAGTGGGATTCAATGACATCTAAGTGGGCAGGTAACACTAAGATAAAAGCTATAGCTAACGATCCAGTAAATAATCCTAGTCACTATAATACTGGGGGTATAGAATGCATCGATGCTATGGAAGCAATGCTAAGTACTGAAGAGTTCATAGGTTATCTACGTGGTAACGGACTCAAGTATCGTTGGAGGTTTAGGTACAAGAATGGTATTGAAGATCTTCGAAAAGCAGATTGGTACGACAAAAAATTAATGACTTTTCTTATTGAGAAAGATATAAATGTTGCAGGTAACAACCGATGAAAGAAGGAACACAAGAATATTTAGGTCTTAAGATAGATTATGATAAAGAGCATAACTTAGGTGAGTTTGCCATACAGACTTTAAAAGACCGTTACTTATGGCAGGGAGAAGAATATGCTCAAGAAGCTTTTGCAAGGGCTGCAATCTACGGTGCAACTTACAGGGGGACTACTGACTTCTCTCTTGCACAGCGACTTTACAATTATGCTAGTGATCTCTGGTTCATGTTTAGCACTCCTATCCTTAGTAACGGAGGAACCAGTAGGGGCTTACCTATCAGTTGCTTTCTTAATTATGTCTCTGATTCGCGTCATGGTCTCTCTTCTCATTATGATGAGAATATATGGCTCGCTAGTGGAGGTGGAGGCATTGGTGGATATTGGGGTAGTGTTAGGAGCAATGGTGTGGATACTGCTAACGGTAGTAAGTCTACTGGCTCTATCCCCTTTATGCATGTAGTAGACAGCCAGATGTTAGCATTCAATCAGGGCGTTACACGCCGTGGTAGCTACGCAGCTTACATGGATATTAGCCATCCTGAGATTGAAGAGTTCATTGCAATGCGTAAGACTACTGGCGGTGACTTAAATCGTAAGTGTCTTAACCTACACAATGGGGTTAACATTACTGATGCCTTCTTGAGCCGTGTAAAAGAAGACGGTGAGTGGAGGCTTATAGACCCTAAGACCAACACAGCAGTAAAGATTGTCTCTGCTCGTGATCTTTGGTGGACTTTAATAACCACTAGAGCTGAAACAGGCGAGCCTTACATTGTAAACATTGATCGATGCAATGAGTTCCTGCCGCAGACCCAAAAGGATCTAGGGTTGAAGATCAACCAAAGCAATCTTTGCTCAGAGATAACACTGCCTACAGACACAGAACGAACAGCAGTATGCTGCTTGTCGAGTGTTAACTTAGAAACCTACGACCAGTGGCAAGATAAGCCTGAGTTCATTAAAGACTTAATAACAATGTTAGATAATATACTCGAGCATTTTATAGGCCACTCTGTTGACGTAGAGTCTTTAGGAAAGAACAGCTTGAGTGCTTCACGTTTCCAAAAGCATGTTAAAGAAGAGTATAAAGGATTTACTCGAGCGGCCTTCTCGGCCTATAGAGAAAGAGCAGTAGGTCTGGGCGCAATGGGATTCCACGGCTACTTACAGAGCCACAACATTCCTTTCGAAAGCATGTACGCCTCCTCGTTTAACTATAAAGCTTTTACAAACATTAAGACTAAAGCTGTAGAGGCCTCTAAAGATCTGGCACAGGAACGTGGTGAAGCCCCTGACATGGCAGGAACAGGGATGCGTAATTCACATCTACTTGCTGTTGCTCCTAATGCTTCTAGCTCTATTATATGTGGTGGCACTAGCCCCTCTATAGAACCTTCGAGGGCTAACATCTTTACGCACAAGACTCTTACTGGCAGTTACAAAGTTAAGAACAAGCACCTCGAAGAAATACTTTTTGAGCTTGAGCCTAACACAGAGAAGCGTGAAAAGATCTGGAAAGACATAGCAGCGCATGAAGGATCTGTTCAGCATCTAGCTATCTTAACTGACGAGCAGAAAGAAGTATTTAAAACTGCCCCTGAACTAAACCAGATATGGGTTATTGAACATGCTCATATGCGTCAAGACATGATATGCCAGAGTCAAAGCGTCAACTTATTCTTTGTGCCTCCAAAGGCTACTGAGCCTCAAGAGATCCATGATGATTACTTACAGTATGTTAATGATGTACATTGGGCGGGTGCTACAAAACTTAAGTCAATGTATTACTTAAGGTCAGAAGCAGCTCGTACTGTAGAGAATGTTAATGTAAAGATTCCTAGAATAAACCTATCTGATACTGAATGCTTGAGCTGTGAGGGCTAACACATGAGTGGTAAAGGCAGTGGTCGGAGACCTTTGTTAACAGATAAGAAACAGTTCGAGAGCAACTGGGATTTAATATTTAAAAAGGACAAAAAAGATGGAACAACTGATAAGCCTAGTAAGCCAGTGGAGCAGGGAAAGAAAGATAGTAAGTAACTCTACGGCAGTAGTACAGTTAGGAAAGCTAGTATCAGAGATCGGAGAGCTTGCAGATAACGTAGTAAAAGGCCGCTGTGTGAAAGATGATATAGGCGATTGTATTGTAGTCTTAAATACATTAGCATTGATGAACAGCACAACACTAGAAGAATGCTTAGCTAAAGCCTATGACGATATTAAAGATCGTAAAGGTTACATGAACGAGCTAGGTGTATTTATAAAAGAAGGGGACACGCCGTGAGCTTACTAGCTACTAGAGATTACTACAAACCATTCGATCATCCTTGGATGTTTGATTACTACGTGCAGCAGAATCAAATGCATTGGTTCCCTGAAGACGTACCGCTACACAATGATGTTAAAGATTGGCAGGACATGAAGGACACTGAGCGTAATTTGCTTATTCAGATCTTTAGATTGTTTACTCAGTCTGATGTAGATGTAGGGGCAGGATACATTGACAGGTACATGAGAATCTTCAAGAAGCCTGAGGCTCGAATGATGATGGGTTCTTTTGCTAACATGGAGTCAATCCATCAGCATGCCTACAGCTTACTGCTTGATACAGTTGGTATGCCTGAGCGTGAGTATAAAGCTTTCTCTGAGTACGAAGAGATGGCAGACAAGCACCACTACATCAATGACCTTAAGATCTCTAAAGGTGACAAGGGTTCTATAGCTAAGAACCTTGCAGTCTATAGCGCCTTTACAGAAGGCCTCCAGTTGTTCTCTAGCTTTGTTATCCTTCTTAACTTCCCGCGCTTTGGTAAGATGAAGGGCATGGGACAGATCGTAAGCTATAGCATTAAGGATGAATCACTGCACGTTGAAGCAATGACAAAGCTCTTTAGAGAGTTTATTCAAGAGAATAACGAGCTGTGGACTGATGACTTTAAAGGCGAGATCTATCAAGCCTGTAGAGACATGGTTAATCTTGAGCAGAAGTTTCTTGATCTTGTCTTTGAGATGGGGGATATACAGGGCTTAACGCGAGAAGAAATGCGTAAGTATGTAGAGTATATTGCTGATAGACGCTTACTTCAGCTAGGACTAAAGCCTAACTATGAAGTTAAAGATTGTCCACTTGATTGGTTAGATGATGTGCTAGGTGTAGAGCATCAGAACTTCTTCGAGGGTCGTGCTACTTCTTACATGAAGGCAGGGCTTCGAGGTAAACAAGAAAGAGTAGTCTTCAAATGAAAGAAGCCAACCTCATATCGTTTGCTGTAAAGCTAGGGCAGGACGGAGGCTTCTTCAGTGAGGTCTCCTACCTTCCGGTGGAGGACATTCCCAAGTGCTTTAAAGGGGATGATGCTGTGTTAGTTCGAAAGATAGTAATGGAGATGCAGAAGAATTTCTCTGACCTACATTACTATCTTGAGAAAGAAGTACAGGCTAGTAACTCCATATTGTAGGGCGTGTATCTCCATCACAAGTATCGAGGTGGAGATAACGTACATTCCCTTTCTGCTGCACTCCTATCCCTGTGAACCCTGCCTCTAGGGCGGCTTGTAAGAGCCTGTAAGCCCTCTCTCTAGAGACCTTAATATCCATAGCCTTCCCTTGCTGATGTGGCCCTACGGTCTTCTTTGGAGCTTCTATGGGGTGTTCTGGGCAACGATAAGCACTAGTAACAACAAAGGGGAACCCTAAGGTCTCCCTAAGCTGTTCGATCTTTAGCATGAACTCCTCGTCCATCCCTTGCTTACCACAATGCTGACAAGCTACTTCAGAGTCTTTAAAGTATTTATACATTAATCGACAAGCTCCAAGTCATTAACATTGTAGACAAGATCTTCACCTGCCTTTAGGCGCTTACCCATCTGAAGCTTACCGTGAGTCTTATAGTATCCCATAAGCATCTCAGCTAGTGCCTCATCCTCGTTAGCAGCCTTGCCCTGTAAAGCAAATCCATACTTGTTGTTAACTGAATCAAGCTTTTCAGTAGCAGGATTAGAACGCATCATGCCCTGCATAACTTCTTTAGCCTGTAGAGCTGCCCTGTGTATAGGAGTCTTACCGTGATTGTAAGACAGCAATGCATGGTTAAATGCATTAAACAACTCTTCGTTGTGTGGCTGTGTGAAGTCTCCAAAGCCGTTATCGTCTACAGGTATCTTATAGTCAGGAGGTAGAATCCCCCTTTCAATACTGTCATTGATAAAGCTAACT